CGCAAGCTGTTTGAGTTGAATGGTGATGATAGTAGTGGCGCCCCATAAAAAAGCCTTCGATAGGACGTAAGCCCTTGGACATTTTAGTTATAGACTTTGAAACGTATTACGCAAAAGATTACGGTTTCAACAAACTTACAACAGAAGAATATGTAAGAGACCCACGCTTTGAGGTTATTGGCGTAGCTGTTAAGAAGAATGACGAAGACACTCAGTGGTTTAGCGGTACAACCAAAAAGACGAAAGAGTTCCTCGACCAATTCGATTGGGAGAACAGTGCAGCCGTAGCGCACAACGCCAAGTTTGACATGGCGGTTTTGAACTGGGTTTTCGACATTAGACCTAAGAAGATAGCTGATACCCTTTCAATGGCCCGTGCTATTCACACTGTGGAAGTCGGAGGCAGTCTAGCTGCACTGAGTGAGCACTATAATTTGGGAATCAAGGGGACGGAAGTCCATGAAGCTATTGGCAAGCAACGCCTAGACTTTTCTCCATCTGAGCTACGTTCTTACGGTGGTTACTGCGTACAGGACGTAGAGCTTACCGCCAAGCTATTTAAAGTTCTCATGAAAAGGTTTTCTGTTTTTGAGCTAGACCTGATTGACCTTACGCTTAGGATGTTTACTGAACCTGCGCTTGTGTTGGATAAAAAAGTTCTCAAAGATCACTTACAAGATATACAGCAGAAGAAAAAAGACCTGATGGAGAAAGTGGTGCATGACGAGAAAGACCTGCGCAGTAATGCTAAGTTTGCCGCGTTGCTCGCAGAGTTCGGTGTAAAGGCTCCGATGAAGGTAAGCCCCACGACAGGCAAAGAGACTTATGCGTTTGCCAAGACAGACGAAGAGTTCAAGGCACTACAAGATCATGAGAATGAGTACGTGCAACTGCTTGTTTCTGCTCGCCTAGGTGTGAAATCCACTATTGAAGAAACACGTACGGAACGGTTTATAAGCATTGCGGATCGGGGTTTATTACCCATACCACTAAGATACTACGCAGCACATACGGGACGATGGGGCGGCGACGATAAGATCAACATGCAGAACTTGCCCCGAGGTTCCGCACTCAAGAAGGCGATATGCGCACCAGAAGGCTACGTCTTTGTGGACTGTGACCTTTCTCAAATTGAAGCTAGGACTTTGGCTTGGCTTGCACAGCAGAACGATTTGGTGGTTGCTTTCGATAGGGGTGATGACGTTTATAAGATCATGGCGTCATCTATATACGGTAAACGCGTGGAAGACATAACCAAAGACGAACGGTTCGTCGGTAAGACTACGATCTTAGGTGCAGGGTACGGAATGGGGCCAAACAAGTTTCAGCAACAGCTAAAAAACTTTGGGGTAGAGCTAGAGCTAAAGGAATGTGAGCGCATTATCAAAGTGTATCGCAAGACCTATAAAAAGATTCCAGAGCTGTGGTACCAAGCTAGTGACGCTCTAGAAGCCATGATGCGTAACAAAACTGCACCGCTTGGATTGAAAGGCGTGTTGAACGTGATGGGTTCGCAAGGTATTGAAATGCCTAACAAATTACGAATACAGTATGCAAATCTTAGGAAGCAAAAAGGGGAAGACGGCAAAGACGAACTGGTGTACGATACCCGAAGGGGTCGTGCGGTTGTTGCAAACAGGATATATGGGGGTAAGGTGATTGAGAACGTTTGTCAAGCTTTAGCCCGCATTGTTATAGGTGAGCAGCTACTCAGAATATCGAAAAAGTACAAAGTAGTAATGACTGTACATGACGCCGTTGGGTGCATTGCACCTGAGAGCGAGGCCGAAGAAGCCATGCGGTATGTAGAAGAAAGCATGAAAATACGGCCTACATGGGCACCAGACCTACCGTTGGATTGTGAAGGCGGCTACGCTAAAAGTTACGGTGAGTGTTAAATAATACCCCAGCGGGCGGTGGGTAGGTTCGCGATAACCACAACACCCGCAGTGTACAAAGAGAGAACAAAGACCATTGTGTGTCCCTCCGCATCTTGTGTACACCGGCTAGCCCACGCTACGGGCTTCTACTAAGGAGATAATTATGAACGGCAAAGACCCAGTAATGGTAGACCTTGATCGGTGGTTGACTACTCAAGAGGAAGACTACGTAGACCCGTACGAACTAAAGCGGGAACGAGACGAATACCTAGCAGATCAGGACGACTCGATAGATGACGACTATTGATTCTTTAAACGCCTACATACAGGCGAAGAACTCAAGCACGGATACGTTGCTTGCTAAAGGAGATGGGTATTTCTACTTTACAGAAGGCGAGGGCGAGATACTCATTGACTGCCTAACACGCTGCACTTACCGACAATGGTGCGCGATGATTGACCAATACATAGAGCCTGACTTTTAAGGAGATATAGAATGAAAATAAAACGAATAAAAGGAATAAAAGAAAAAGAAGTTGTAGAACATGTCGAGAAAGTTTACAACGCATCACAAGACTTGATCGAAAAGTGGTTCGATTGCTTACCCGAAGAATTGGATGATGTTAGTTTTCCTTCAACATTATTAGGCGCGCTACATTTCGCTACTTTGATAGCACAATCAGACGAAAACATGAGGAAAGAAACTTTTCTGATGTTAAATGAAGAGGCTTGGGAGTTTATGATAAATAAAACCGAAAAAGCTAGAGAGCTACTAATGACAGCTACGGAGAAAGTACATTGAGTGGAAAAGGTAGCAGACGCAGACCCATGCTTATCCCTGCCAAAGACTTTGGAGAGAACTGGGCAAAAATCTTTGAGAAACCACAACAGGAGAAAGAACAGAATGATATATGCGCAAATGGCGAAGCCGACCGACCCACTGCCGAAGGAGACAGCTCTACAAAAACAGACGGGCGGGACGCATTATAAGAACATGGCTATTCAACCTGCTGAGTATGCAGAGAAGAATGGTTTGTCCCTGCTAGAAGGTAACGTGGTTAAGTACATAACTAGGTGGAAGTTGAAAGGTCAGCCCTTGTCGGACTTAGAAAAAGCTAAACATTGCATCGACCTGTTAATCGAGATACACAACGTAAAATGAAAATAATAATAGAAGTAGATGGGGCTGATGCCGAAGAGATTATGGCTATGCTGCAACGTGCAAGTGAAGCGGTAGAAAAGCTAGAAGCCATCCTTCAGGAGTTTGGAGATGCTGATAAAGTGTAATGCCGCAGACCATCTTTATTTGATTGACGGTGACCCCGTGCGAGCTAAATTATTTAAAAAGAACAGTGTGCGGTTTGAAGACCCGTTCCATGTGTATGCAGAAGTGAATGACGAGACTGGAGAGATAGCCGCTGTTGTTTGCGTAGTTATCTGTAAATTTGTGCCGCAAGATGAGCGACAGCTAAAATTTATCGCCGCAGGTAAACTTGACCAGATTGAAGAGCAGCTAGCAGAACGTGAGGCGATTCACGGTGAGTTGGGTACGGTGTTATGCCCTTACTCAATATGGTCGTACCAACGGGGGCACGGAAGGAAGCTAATTAATAACTTACTAGAAGCAACGCCCATAATGCACCCAGAAGTAGACGCGGTAATAACTATGTCCCCACACACTCATACCGCTATGAAGTTCCACTTGAGTAACGGAGCAGGTATATTTTCTGCTAACGAAGAAACCGTTAACTACGAATACGAGGTGGAAAATGTCGTACTTCACTGACCCTATGGCTGCGCTAGAAGAAGCAGAGTTTATAGCCAGAGAGCAAAAGCGCACCATGTACGTGGTAGAAATCGAGCCAAACCATATAGAAGTTATGACTTCGGAAGAAGCATATCATGCAGACGGCATTGTGCTAGAAAAGATAGTGCCGTTCGAAAAGAACCATAATATATACGACTAAGGAGGTAGCTTTATGCTAACTTCATTAATGTGCGTAGCGGTTGCAGTGTACTTTGAAGCAAGGGGTGAGCCGACAGCAGGGCAAATCGCTGTAGCTCATGTAATTAAAAACAGAATTGAAGACCCACGTTACCCAGACAATGCGTGTGACGTGGTTAAACAAGGGTATTACTGGAACGGTATACCCATAAAAAATAAGTGCCAGTTTAGTTTTTATTGTGACGGTAAGTCTGACGACCCGAAGAATAAACAGGCGTGGTTTAACGCGTTGTACATTGCGCACTTGAGTGGGTTCGTACCTGACATTACAGATGGCGCGACCCATTACCATAGTACAAAAGTGTTTCCCGAGTGGGCGTACAGCGGGCAAGTAACAACCAAGATACACAAACATATTTTCTACACAG